CCGCAACGAAGATCAGATAAGAGCTTTTATAGCACAGAACATAGATGGAAAGTATTTCATGTAACACCATATGAAGAAACTATAATTTTAGATACAGACATAATATTTCTAAGTAACGTTGATTACATCTGGGATAATTTACAAGGACGCAGTGTAGCATTTTTAAATGATGCAAAAACTTATAGAGGAAATATTATTGTTGATGATTTTTACAGACAAGTATTTGTAAAAAATAACTTACCAAATATTTACAATGCATTCCATTACTTTAGACAAGATCATATTGCTTTAGATTATTACAAACATCTTGAACTTGTTTGTAAGCACACAGAAGATTTTTATAATATATATTTGAAAAAACTCAAACCTAAAGTATCAAGCATGGATGTCAATCATGCTATTGCTGTCTTGAATAGTAATCTACAAAAATACGAAATAAACAGTTTAAATTTTGTTCATATGAAACCACGTGTGCAGGAGTGGAAGGTTACAAACGGATCTTGGATGCAAGATATACCTTTTTATATAGATGATAATTGTAATCTAAAGATAGGAAATTATTTACAGTCTGGAGTTTTTCATTATGTAGAACACAAATTTTGTGAAGAGGTGATAGGAAAATATGCATAGTATAAAAGTTGAAACGAAACAATATGTATCTTTCAATCCCGACTCAGGAGAAATTTACGCTATTGGTCCCAGCCAGGAAGAAGGATATCAACATATTGAAATTACAGAAGAACAAGCATATCCTATTAAGACATTCAAAGACAAAATGGAAGATTATAAAGTTATTTTTAGCTCTGTAACAAAACGGCACGAACTAAGGAAACTTGAAAACAACGAAGATGAGAATCAATTTGTACTTCATCAATTACAAGAAAAACGTAAAGACCCATATTTTGATGTAGTCTTTTCTGTTGACAAAAAGAAGGATTTATGTTATATTAGTACAATCGAAGGTTTATCTAATGTCAAGTTTGATGCAAATATTATGTTTAGCATAACACAAAAAGACGATCCGCATTTTCTTATTGAATCTGTAGATTACAAAGTAGGTGATAAGTTGGAATTAGAAATAAAATTGGATAAGCCGTATAGCATATTCACAGACAGCAAATCGTTGCGTTGTGTGTATGAGGAGATATAATGAAGATTGCAGAGCTGGATATTATATTTTTAAGTTACGATGAGCCTAATGCAGAAAAAAATTATGCAGATTTGCTTACAAAAGTTCCGTGGGCAAAACGTGTGCATGGTGTAGAAGGTTCAGATGCCGCTCACAAAGCCTGTGCAGAATTGTCAGAAACAGATAGATTTATTACAGTTGACGGTGACAATACTATACGTCAAGATTTTATCGACCAAGTATTAGACTTTGATGAACATACTGATTTAGAAAATAGTGTAATAAGCTGGTGTGGAAAAAATACAATAAACGGATTAATGTATGGCAACGGCGGACTTAAATGTTGGCCTAAAGAATACGTGTTGAATATGCGTACACATGAAAATGCAGATCCAAATAATCCACATGCACAAGTAGATTTTTGTTGGGACATAAATTATATTCAACAAAATAGTTGTTATTCAGATGTACACAATAATGAAACACCACAACAGGCTTGGCGTGCTGGTTTTAGAGAAGGCGTTAAATTAGCTCTTGATAGAGGAGTAAGAATAAGCAAAGAAGAGTTTATAGTAGGTCATGCTAAAAACTTAAACATGTTGTATATTTGGATGATGGTAGGTGCTGATATATCTAATGGATATTGGGCTATTGCAGGAGCTCGAGAAGGATTAGTAATGACAATGCTAACTGATTGGGATTATACAAATGTAAGAGATTTTCAATACTTAAATGAATTATTTGCAGGAAGAGAAGAAATGCCTGATGATGTTTTACATTCTGAAATATTCAACAGTGGCAATCAGTTAATAAATGAGTTAGAAATTCCTATTGCTACGCAACCTTTGAATGAAGAGCAAAGTGCATTTTTCAAAGCAGTGAATAATAATTTTGGTAGAGTAATTAGTAACAAGGTAATTGACAGAGAAAATTAATGCGTGAAGAGCCAACAGTAGTAAAACAGAAACTTGACGCTGTCGGTTGCGGCTTTTGCCTTGCCAAATGGACACAGGTTACAATGCACTTAGGTTCAGGACTAACACAAAGTTGTCATCATGTAAAAGCTCATCCTATAGATTTAAATGATCTTGCAACAAATCCAAGTGTATTGCATAATACGGGGTTCAAAAAAAATATAAGAAAAGAAATGCTTGACAACAAACGTCCAAACGAGTGCAGTTATTGTTGGCGTATTGAAGATAATACTGGTATGACTAGTGATAGAATTTGGAAAAGTGGTGATAGTTTTAGTTGGCCGCACTATGACACAATTAAGAATCTAACCGGAGATGAGGATTTTTACCCTACATATGTAGAAGTAAGTTTTAGTAATGTATGTAATTTTAAATGTGGATACTGTGGTCCTGCATTTAGTAGTAAATGGGGTGATGAAATTAGAGAACACGGTGCTTATAAATTTGAGTCAACTAATTGGAAATATAATCAACCTGACGAATATCAAAAACAAATTCCTGAAAGAGAAACTAATCCATACATAGAAGCATTTTGGAAATGGTTTCCTGATGCAGTACAACACATGCATACTTTTAGAATAACAGGTGGTGAACCACTCATGAGTAAACATACAAATAAAGTAATTGATCATTTGATGAACAATCCACAGCCTAATTTAGAATTTTCAATAAATTCAAATGCTTGTCCTCCAGGCGACCTATGGAAACAGTTTGTAGATAAGATTAAAGTTTTAGAAGATAAAAAATGCATCAAACAGTTTATTCTTTTTGTAAGTGCCGAAGGTGTTGGAGCACAACAAGAATACAATAGATTTGGTATGGATTGGGATATGTTTACAAGTAATGTTAAATATTACTTAGATAATACAAAAGGTGTTTGTAGTTTTATGAGTGCATTTAACATTTTAAGTATTCCTACTTTTTATCATTTTTTACAATATGTTGCAGATTTAAAAAACAAATATTATAAAAAAGAATTTCAAAGAACAATAGTAGATATACCATATGTCAAGAGCCCAGGATTTCTAGATGCTAAGATTAGCACTTATGATCTAGTCCAAGAATATCTATATCCTTGTGTATCTTTAATGAAAAAGAATAAATTTTCAAATATAGAAATACAAAAAATGCAAAGGATCATTGCTGATTTAAATGTAAGGCATGACAAACCTGAAGAATTTGAAACAGAAGCTATAGAAGGTCGACGTATGTTTTACGAATGGATACAGCAATACGATAAAAGGCGTGGTACAAATTTTGTAGAGACATTTCCAGAAATGAATAATTTTTTAGAGGACTGTAAAGCATGTATGATATAGTTTTCATTAGTTACTATGAGCCCAACGCAGATGATTTGTACAAAGATCTTTATACTAGATATAATAGTACAGGTGTGTTTGGTGATAGAGTAAAACGTGTAAAAAATGTAAAAGGAATACACAACGCTCATATTGAAGCGGCTAAAATTGCTAATACAGATTATTTTTATGTTGTTGACGGAGATGCAGAAGTATTAGATAGTTTTAATTTTGATTACGTAGTTCCTAACTTAGTTGAAGATGTAGTGCATGTATGGACAAGTATAAATCCTATAAATGATCTAGCATACGGTTACGGAGGCGTAAAACTTTTACCAACACAACTTACAAGGAACTTAGATACAAGCAGTAGTGATATGACAACAAGTATTAGTAAAAACTTTAAAGTTATGAATGAAGTATCTAATATTACATTTTTTAACACAGATGAATTTAGCACATGGAAAAGTGCATTCAGAGAATGTGCAAAGTTAAGCAGTAAAGTAATTGATAGACAAGACGAAGGAGAAACAAATGAAAGACTCAAAATATGGACTACTAAGGCTAATGGAAGATTTTGTGAGTATGCGATTCGAGGTGCTAGGGCTGGTATGGAGTTTGGCCTTTCTAGCGGGGCTGACCTTCGGCTAATAAATGACTTTGATTGGTTAAAGGAAAAATTCAATGCTTAATATTGTTGTAACAAGTAAACCTGTAGACGGACTTTTTTATTACAGTTATGAATATTGCTCTCTTTTAAATAGTTTAGGAATAAAAGCAAGAGTAATTGTAATTACACACAGGAACTTTACACAGCAAGATTACTTAGATGTATTGAAGTACAAGTACATACATCAACATAATGTTTTGTTTAATTCATTAGACGGTTGGACAGGTGACGCTACACTAATTATGGGTAGAAGTATGATGACTCTTAGTTACCAAGACTTTGATAGTTACACTATGCAACAACAAATGATCCTACGTACTTTGTTTGCAGGTAATGTTATTAGTGTTTATTCAGAAAATCATCCTACAAAATATCCACTGGCAGTAGAATTTTATGAACCGGAAAAGATTATAGACCTATGTGATAAAGAAGTATATCCTAATGGTGTAGGAATACATTTTGAAAAAACAATTAACTTTGACATTTATAAAAAGCACAAAGATGACGTACAATTTGAACATTTATTTTTAGGAACCAACGACAAGTATTATGCAACAGTTGAGAAAATAATTGATCAATATCCAGATCATGGTATTTTGACATATGATGCTGATTATATCAATCCTAAAAATAACAACATATTTGTTCCTGTAAAAAATTTGATGAGTTTGTTCAACACTTATGTATACACAAAAGATACATTTGATCCAGCACCAAGGATTTTTCAGGAATGTAAATACTTTAATAAAAAAGTAATTTACGCAAGAGACAAAAATATGAATGACGGCGGAACTGTTTATTGGGACAGACAACCAAGCACACCTGATATAACAGCTATTGAACAAGCGTTAGGACAATTTAATGATTAGAGATAACACATTTTGGAATAGGCGTAGCGTAAATTTAGATCTTACTCACAGATGTGCTATAGAATGTCCTAATTGTCCTAGACAATTTATATACAGGAATAAAGGATTAAAAGTACCCGGACAAGATCTTTCGGATAGTAACTTTGAAAAAATTGTAAATTTTATGCAATATATTGATTTTGAAGGACAGTATTCTGATCCAGTACACCATCCTAAATTTATAGAATTTTTAGAAAAAAGTTATGCTAAAAACGTTAGAGTGGAAATACATAATGCTTCATCAGTTAAATCATTAAAATGGTATATCAAGGCATTCAAAGCACATCCTTATGCTAGATGGGTTTTTAGTATAGACGGGCTACCAAAGGACAGTCATCAATACAGAATTAACCAAGACGGCGAAAAACTATTCAATGTTATGAAAGAATCTGTAAATTATCTTGAAATCAAACCTACTTGGCAGTACATAGTTTTTCGTTATAACCAAAACGATATAGACGAAGCAATCCAACTAGCTGATTCTATAGGTGTTAATTTTTATAAATTAATTAGTTCAAGATGGAGTGGTCCTAATGATCCATATAAACCAACATTAGACGAATTTAGATTGGAAAAACAATGACAGTAAAATTAAAGCCAGCATGTTTTGAAGGATTTCCATTAGCAGTAACCAATCAAGGATATTTACTTCCGTGCTGTTATTGCGATGATCCACCTACATTGAGAGATCCAGAATTCCAAAAATTAATGGCTGTTAGTAAGTTAGACGACAATGAAAGTATTGAAAAAATTTTAGCAAAAAAGCAATGGAAAAGATTTTACAAGAACTTGACAAGACACAAAGGACCTAATGCTTGTATGACAACTTGTTCTGTAAAAGAAAAAGGAAAAGGTGTTAGGAGAGATGAACATATCAATACTTCTAATAGAAAATTTAAACGTGTAAGGGAAATATAAATGATATCGTATGACGGATGGGATAGAGAGTATAAAGAAAATAGATCGGCATATCTTGATATATTTGAAGGATTTATGTCACAAACTAATTATGAAAACAATGAAAAGTTTGAGGAAAGTTTTGCAATCCGTGTTGGTAGAGAATACTGTGTAAGTGTTGCAAGTGCTACTGATGCTTTGCATTTTGCTTTATTAGCTCACAATATTGGTCAAGACGATGAAGTTTTAGTTACTGACTTTAGTTGGATTAGTAGTTCAGCTGTAGTAAGTATGGTAGGTGCTACTCCTGTATTCTGTGATATTGATTTAGATAGTTATCATATGTGTCTAGAAAGTATTAAGCGTATGTATTCTAATAAAGTAAAGGCAATCATATATCCGCATCTATTTGGTAATATGACAGACACAACTGAAATACAAGAATTTTGCAAAGACAGAGGTATCTTGTTTATAGAAGATGCCGCTCAAAGTTTAGGCAGTAGTTTACATGGAATAAAAGCAGGCACTATAGGTGATTGTTCAGTATACAGTTTCAACAGTAATAAAGTTATTGCTGGTATTAATGGCGGCGGAGTTGTGCTTACTGATAGCAGTAAGATTGCAAAACGCATAAAAGCAATAAGACGACATGGAAAAGATAAAGACTTTAGTATGTTAGGCTACAATAGCAGAATGTATGTGCTTAATGCAGAAATTATAAATCAAAGATTAAAATTTGCAGAACGGAATCAATTCCGTAGACAAAAAATTGCTAGGACTTACAATGAAGCATTTGCAGGCTTACCCATTGCAGTGCAAGAAATGTCAAATGGGTTGAACCATAACTATCACAAATATGTAATACGCTTGTTAGATAAGAATACTAGAAAGCGTGTTAAAGACGCCTTAGGTGCTAGTATACACTATGAAAAGCCTTTGAGTGCAAATAGCATGTATGAGTCATTAGACAGCAGACGTGACGCTTGTACGCAGTCTAAGACAGCATCAGATACTGTTTTATCCTTACCTATTCATGCGTGGCTTACTGACGATGAAGTAAAACAAATTATAGATATTGTAAAGGATACTGTAAATGATATTTGATATTATTAATAAAAGACAACATGTTTATCAGTATGATAAAGATAATATTCCTACTCAAGAACTAATGGAAGATATTTTAGAAAAGGCTTGGCAAGCAACACCGTCAAAACAAAATATGATGCCTTATCATGTAAATGTTTTAGGCCCTTCCCATAATGATTATAAAAGGAAAATTTACAAAAAAGTTGTAGGAAATGACAAAGAAATGTCTGAAAATAATGAAAATTTTGATCCTGCAAAATTTCAAGTAAATCCTGATTACGAACATGTGTTATATAACCCATACCTATTGTTGTTTAGTCAAAGGGTTTGCAACAAGGATGAAATAAATGCGTTCTATAAAAGGAGAGTAGAAAATCATAATCATTTTATGGAACAGTGTGATCCTAAATGGACTGAAGATATTTTAGGAACAACTGGAGTTGAAATAGGTTTATTTGCACAAAATCTTTCTAGCCTATGTTTAGATAATGACTTATATTATTCCTTCTGTACATGTTTCAGTGGCAAAAGAGATAATTGGGTAAACATTCCTTTTGTAAAAGGCACACCTTTACTGCTTATGAGTGTAGGATATCCTAAAATGTTTAGAAGACAACGTAATCCAATTTACAAACTTGACAAGAAAACCGCATTAGACAATGTGGTAAAATTTATTGCGTAAATATTATTATGAAAAAAATCAACACACTTGAAGACTTAAAAAATTCAGACTATCTAACTGTAGATTTTTATTTGTCAAAATCTTGCAACAAGTCTTGTCACTATTGTACTGCTTGGACCTTAGAAATGCGTTACTTAACTGTAGACATGGACTTCTTACGTAGAACATGTGAGTACCTAAGTCCGTATAAAACAAGAATTTGTTTATTAGGTGGAGAACCTGGACTTATAAAAAACTTAGACGAAGTTATCGCAGAAATCAAAAAATATGAAAATCTGCAAATACAAGTTTTATCTAATTCTCTTGTAAGAAAGTTTTATCCGCAAGTATTAGAAGACCCAGAAATTATATACATAGAACATTTGATATTAGATTTTTATGAAGATAGAATAGAAAAACTTGGTAACTATGATTGGTTTGAACCAAATGACTTGAACAATTACAATCTTATTATTGAAACGCCAGGTTATTTTGCATATAGAGATAAACATGATCTAAGTATTATTGATCATAAAAATACAGAGTTTAAAGAATACAACTCACGCTCGCCGGACTTTTTTGGAGACCATGAAATGGAACAAGCACCAGAACTAGATAGAAGAGTGTGTGCAAAGTTTCCTTTAGTACCAGTGATAGATTTTGAAATACAAAAAATAAGACACTGTAGTAGAAAAGTTATTAACGGATCACGAGCATTTGATGTAACAAAAGAAAACATTGATAAGATGATGAATTTTGATTTATTTAAATTTGAAAAATACTGTAAGGTGTGTATGGATATTATTCCGCCAAGACCTACAAAACGTAGATTAGAAATTTTAGAAAAGATAGCGTTAGAAGAAGTATGAACATTTATTCAGTAGCATTAAACATTCACGATCATAATACCTATGACGGAAAATGGCATAAACAAATTGAACGTCATAATAGGCGTAAACATAATTTGAATTATGAGTGGCCACATGATCCAAGTCCAAGTAAAGAATTCTTTATGGAACATGTGTTACCACAATATCAAGCAAGAGATGAAGATAATCAATTTGCATTTACTATTTCAAATTTAGGATATAAATTTGTTGAAGATTTAGTAGAGCATTATTTTGATGACAAAGAATTTGTAGATTTCAAGCCAAGGAATATTTGGGAACCTTATCATAAAGATAATGTTTATTATATAGATCACCATCAATCACACGCAACATATGCACTTCTTTCAAGTGGATTTACCGAGTCAGATATATTAGCTATAGACGGACGAGGCTGGAAGTTTAATTGTATATTTGTAGATTCACAAGGCACTATTACAGACCTAAGTAAAAAGATTCCGATTGGAGGACTTTGGAATAGGCTTGCACAAGACATTGGATTTAAATATCTAGATGCAGGTAAAGTGATGGGACTTGCAGGTTATGGAAAATATAATTATCAAGCTCATGCTATGATAGATGCATATTTACTAGATGCTAATCATACACTACCAAGGTTTGCACACAAGGTTATAAAAAAAGTTCCTAAGGAAGATATTGCTTTTACACTACAGCAAGTTACAATAGATCTAATTAAAAAGTATGTGTATCCTTTAAAGTCTAGCGAAAATTTATGTGTAGCAGGCGGTGTTGCATACAACGGATATATGAATGAAGAATTAACAAAACATTATACTCGTGTACATATTCCTCCTGCGGTCGGAGATGAAGGCCAAGCATTAGGTACATACATGCACGCCAAATATTTTATTGAAGGTGAAATACATATTCCTAGTGTATATGCAGGTAGAGATTATGACTATAAGGGCACCGACAAACTAGACATCAAAGAAGTAGCACAAGCTATTGCAGACGGAAAAATAGTAGGATGGTTTCAAGGTAAAAGTGAAAGTGGCAATAGAGCATTAGGTAATAGAAGTATACTTGCAGATCCAAGAAACCCTGATATTAAAAATATAATTAACAGCAAGATCAAAATGCGTGAAGACTTTAGACCGTTTGCTCCTAGCGTATTGATTGAACATTATCAAGAATACTTTGATACAAATCAACCAAGTCCTTACATGTCAAGAATTATGCCAGTAAAGAAAGATACTATACCTGGTGTTACTCACGTAGATGGAACCGCAAGAATACAAACTGTAGATAGATCTGACAACGAACGTTACTATGATCTTATTAATGAATTTTATAAAATTACAGGAATACCAATGTTATTAAACACAAGTTTCAACTGCCAAGAACCTATAGTGGAAACACCTCAAGATGCAATTTTAACATTTAATAAAACTGATTTAGATATGTTGATAATAAATGATTGGAGCATGAAAAAATGAGTAAGAAAAAAAATATATTAACAACGCTAGAACAAAGACATCATGTTCTAAGATACAAAGATAAGGTTATACCTGATGATGATTTTTCCAAATTACTTTACAAAGCCTGGAAAGTTACACCATCAAAAAATAATTTCATGCCGTACACTGTAAATGTTTTAGGCCCAGGCGATAAAAGAAAAAAAATTATATATGACAAAGTAGTAGGCAATCATGCTTATTATGATGAAAAAGGCTTACGTACAGATACAAAAGCCAATCCAAAAATGAAAGTAGAATATAAGTTCGAACCTAATCCGTCATATAGGCATGTATTAGAAAATTCACATCTTTTAATATTTGCTTCAAGAGTTGTTCCAGAGCCTAATCCTTTTTATAAAGAAAAAGTTAAACTAGAAGTCCATTATGCTGAACAATGTGAAGTAAGTATGGTAAGGGATATTGCAGAAAGCACTAGTTTTGAAGTTGGTTTATTTGCACAGGCTTTGACAGTTGCTTGTTTAGAAGAAGGTATTGATGTTTCTTATTGTGCATGCCTTCCTAAGAATGAAACAAAATGGATGGATACACCTTGGTTATGGTATGACGAAGGATTAGCGAAAGTACATTCTATTATGTCAGTAGGATATGGCGATTACTATAGGTATGAATGGCTAAAAGAACACGGTAAATTTGGTAAGGATCGCAAACCACCATTACAGGATGTTGTAAAATGGCGATAGATGTAAAACAGTTACAAACAATAATTGACAACCTAGTAACGCAAGAAATGCGTGACTTTGCAAACACACCCGATGCAGACAAAAATAGACTAAGACAACTACGTCAAAAAGATGTTCTAGATAGTTTTAGTTCTAATCAGTTTTTATCAAAGTTAAATTTAATCGATCATATAAAGAGTCTTAATTTTTTAAACAAAGATTCTGAAATAGTTATTATGGGCAGTTGGTATGGCAGTATTTTGATACCTGCGTTCTACAACGAAGTCAAAAAAATTACTTGCATAGATGTTGATTCTGATGTGATATACAGAGCCAAATATGAATTGTTTAAAGGATTTGATATAGATTTTATTACAGGTGATGTGTTTGAGAAATATAGAGATCAATATACAACATGTGATTTATTCATAAACACATCTTGTGAACATATGGCTCCTATGAAAGAATGGGGACCTTGGCCTAAGTACAAAAATCCTTGGTGGAGTAGAGTATCGCCAGCTTACTTTGCTTTTCAATCAAATGCTATGTTTGATATACCCACACATACAAATTGTGTACACACTATCCAAGAATTCAAAGATCAGTTACCTGAAAATGCTGAGGTGCTAATTGAAGATGAAGTACCAGATCCAAGAGGTACAAGATTTACTTTGATTGGTCGATTATAAAATCATAAATTGCTTTTGCATACTTTTTATGAGCTTTCTTACCAGGGTGCATTCCATCTAGAGCTACACCATGTTCTTTTTTAAATAGCAAACATTTACAAATTTTTTGATCTATTAATTGAGAATCACTTTGCCAAGCCCATCTTTTATCATTTATAAAATGGAAGTTTCTTATTCCTTTAGAATCTAAATAATGTTTTACTTGAGATATTCTACAGTATGAATCAAGAATAGCATCGATATCACTATGATAGTTTTCATACCAATCTTGTGTCCTGTTACTGTTTTCATCTATAATTTTTTGTAGAGCAATGCCATTAGACATACGCATTTTACCTTTTTTATTCTCAATGTCATTAGGTAAAAATCTTTCATGTGAACCATCGTCATAAAAAATAGTATATCTATCTACAAATGTCCATTGCACGACTACGGTATCTGTAATAGGATCAATTTTTGTTTGTAAAATATTGAGCCATATTTTCTTATTTGATGCACCACCTTCGGCATGATTATGAACTTCATCAAAGTTCATAAGTTTACCTAGTTCTCTAGGCCAAGCATAGCGACTAGGATTGCCGCCATTGTTACCGTACTTTAAACTAGGATCATGATGCCAGATATCATCTAAACCTTCACCAAATGTATTACTACACCCGTAGGCTAGTAATCTAGTTTGCATTACTTTATTTCCGTTACGTTGATTATTCTTTTTCTCATGGTGTTAATTTTGATAGATGACTCATTAGGTATTTCGTGTTCTACACCATAAGGATCAGTTGCCTTATTTGTTGTTCTAATATCTACAATTTTAATTTTATTGAATTTTTTATCCCAAGGTGCAGGAAGCTGTCGCCTTTCAGTCCAATCAGGATGACTTTCGTCCATTGTAGTAAGATGACTACCGTTGCCAGAACCAATTGCTAATTCGTAATCATCAGTTTCCCATCTTGGTCTTCCTTCTTGTGGAAAGCCAATACCGATACCATATGCAATTTTTTTATTTCCTTCAAGTACGTCTTTTTCAATTCCTAGTTTCTTTTCCCAGAACATGTTACCATTTAGGTCCCCGTGACTTTTATTACAACCTGTTGCAAGTCCTAAACTATTTGCGGCTCGCATAACAAGTCCCATAGCAATACCTATACTAACATAAGAGTTTTCCCAACGTGCATGATGTTTGTTATCTTTTAATGTGCCGTCATGATTACAATTAAGTTGTGTTTCAGGTTGCTTTGCTACAAATAGCATATACATATTTGCATTGGCTTGTGTATTACGCCATGTTGAAGGAGGAGTTCTAGTGTGAGTTGATCCCCAAGTATATTTTGAACATTCCTCAATTACTTTTCTATCTGCTGTCCAGTAAACATCATAGTATGCTTCATATTGTTTTGAAGGAGCTTCTTCAGCATGCCATAGTAGGTAATCAATGATTTCAGGATGTACATCTCTGCTATAATCCCAATTACGTTGGCATTTTTGTGTAGCCCGAATAATTTCCATTTCTTGGTCCCAATTATAGAACATATGTTTAATTGTGCTGTCTCTGTTGTTGCCTCTTACATTAAAACCGTTTTGCGGTGTTGTAGGCACTTTGCTTTCACCAAATTTTCTGCTCACAATAGTCTCCTTAATTTGTTATACATATTTATTATGTGCCATATTGCTTGTATGCAATGCTGAAGCAAAATAAGTAATATAGTGACAGGAGAACAAGAATGCTAGAATATGTAACCTTATGTACCTATGGTGATTTCATAGAATTAGATATTACATTGAAAGAACCAAAAAATATTGTAAAATGGTCTGAGGAAAACTTTACATATGTAAAATATAACCCACATAAAAATATTAATCGTTGGGGGTTAAGTATTACAAGTTTAGACGGAGGTCTGTCAGGACGTCCTGACCTTGATTCTTTTTATGCAGAAGATCCTGCATCTATGCCAACAGAGATGGATATTAATGTACCAACACCTGTATATGAACATCCTGAAATTAAAAAATTATGTGAATATTGGCAACCGTATGTAGGTCGTTCACATTTTTTAAAAATACCTCCTGGAGGATTTTTCCCGCCACACAGAGATTTTAAGTCAACTGAATTACATTCTTTTAGAATTATTGTTCCAATGAGAAATATGGACTATCCTAAGTTTACGTTTATGCTAGAAGATAAAATTTTACCTTGGAAGAATGGTTCTGCTTATTTTCTTAACACTGCGAAACAACATCATTTGTTCAATGCTGGGAGCGAAGATGCTTATATGATTGTACTTAACGTAGGAACTAATCCACAAACAGTTATGACAGTTATTGAGCATATGCGAGCAAAATGAATTATTATACCGAAGAACTTACACAAGTAACACCTGCTCTTGAAGAGTTTATCGAAGAGTGCAAATTACTTGGTTGGAAAAATAATAGTAGCCTCAAAGAATTACGTTGGGAGTGGTGCTTGGAAAAAGGTATGTGGTATGCTACATATACAGAAGATAAAATTATAAGTTTGACAGGCATACATCCTTTTAAAGATGGATACAGAGCATTATACAGAGGTGCTCAATTATCTCCAAGACCTGTGAAAGGACTAAACAGGTACCAAATGCAAAGTTGGGGTATATATGCACACCTTCCGTTACAGATAGAATTTGCAAAAGGTAAGCCTTTATATATAACAACAAACACAGATAGAGATAACAGTGGAAGAATGAATAGAATTCATAATAGTTTTTCTGCTATGGCTAGAGGTAAAATGGTTGAATGGATTTGTAACGAACAAGTTTTTAATTCTTGGCAAAGTATTTGGAAATTAAATAATGAAAGATATTTTGAATTGAGAGAAAAATATGTATAATGTAATAGGTAGTGGAACAGCGGCTTGGATAGCATGTTTATATTTGTTGAAAGCAAATAAAAAAGTAACTTTATTTAGAGATCCAAATACTGTTGTACGGAAAATAGGTGAATCAACTGTTCCTACAATTAATGAAATCCCTAAACTAATTGGTATGTCAGACCAACAGTTTTTGAACAAAGTAAACGGTTATTTTAAATACGGAACATTATTTTCAGGTTGGAAAGATAACAACAGTTGGCTTTACTATTCTGCAAACGAACCTAAAGCATTAGAAACTGACAGACATCAAACTTATGCTTACCATATAGATGCTCCTGGATTTTGTCAGGTATTACAAAAATGGTGTGAGCAACAAGATAACTTTAATATTGTTCATACACAATTTACAATTAAACAGTATGACAAGAATGAATTTTATATAGATGCTACAGGACAAAACGGTGTGCTATCAGAGCAAGTAGGATTGGTTCATACTAAAAGCGATTTCTTAATAAATGATTATGCTGTAATAGGTAATGCACCTAGCAAATATATTCCTTATACAAAATCACAAGCTCTTAGCAACGGTTGGTTATGGAGTATAAGTTTACAATCAAGATTAAGTTATGGATACGTTTTCAGTTCTAAGTACATTTCTATTAACAATGCAATTAAAGAATTTGAAAATACAACAGGTATTAAACATGAAAATGTAATTAAGTTTGAAACTAGAATACCTGAACAGGCATGGAAGGATAATGTATTATTCCTTGGGTTAAGTGCTGGATTTATAGAACCATTAAATGCTACTGCAAATTTTGCGGCTCAAAGCGGAATCAAAAATTTCCTTTTATTAGAAGATAAACCTGATGCATATAATAGACTAATAAACAAAACATATACAGGAATACATAAATGGATAAAAGCACTGTATTCATGTAACACTAGAAAAGGTGAGTATTGGGATTATTACAAAAACAACAAAGAAGAAGCTGTAAATGATATATATTTTTACAGTGAAAACGGCCATCAAGGACTGATGGGTAAACACAGCTGGAATTTACTAAAGGATCATATGTTATGATAGAATGGAATCATCTAAAAAAAGTACAATCAAATTATTTTAAACACTTCTTCTATGCTATGTACTTTAATATACTAGCTCTATTAGTCTTTATAACTGGCACAATACATGCCATATTTCCTTTTTTATTTGCTTTTACACCTTACAAATTAGCCAAGAAGATTACTGATGGAACTGAAAAACATTTTAAAAAACGGAACTAGTATCAGTTCAAGTGGTACAACAGGACCAGCAAAGCAAATTTATCAAAGTCCTGAAAAGATAAAACGTGCAAACAAAGTAGCACGTGATGTACAAAAAATTACAAACACAAGTAAAATTTATACTGTATGTAAATTAGATCATGCTGGCGGATTACTTGCACAAACCTTGCCAGCTATAGAAATTGATGCTGAAGTGCATATAGAACAGTTTAATCCTTTTCGTTGGGTAAGCAACATTAAACATTTTACGCACAGTCATTTAACACCTGGTATGGCACTTGCTGTAACAAAAACTAAAGGCTGGACTAATTTAGATTTAAGAGATAAGATTATAGCAGTTGGCAGTGACAGAGTGCCTGCAGAATGTATTAATAGGTTTGTAGCAAAAGGTGCTACATTTATTGCTAATTGGGGAATGAGTGAAATAGGTCCAATGGCAATTAATAAAACTTATACAGAACAAGATCCAGAAGCATACGATTTACCATTACATACAATTATTGGAGACACAACTTTCTGTGAAGTAAAAATAGTCAGAAAAGAATTATATGTCAAAGGCGATATTTGCGTATATGATGATTGGTTTGCTACAGGAGATATTGTAAAATTTGAAAAAGGAAGTTATTGGTACTATGGTAGAAAGTAATTGTATTACATTAAATTTTCCGCAAGGCAGTGGAGGACATATGCTAGGACGTATGATAGCATGTTGCGAAAATGTTGCTTGGTATGATCACGAACAAAATAACGACCATCCGTGGTTACCTTATATGGGAAAAGATAAAGATTTTAGTAAAATGCATTTTAACAAAAGATTTAAAGGAGCAAAGCCCAAAGGACTTGATCCTGAATTTACTATACCGCCTGTATTAAGTTTTGCTAGATCAAGAGGAATTACAACTACTCCTGCAGATATACAAGCGTGGAAGAAAAAGTTATATCCTAACCACTTTATATATACGTTACATGATGACTTAGATGAAACTAAAAAGTTTTTTGATCCTGCACAGTATATTGTTGTAATACCAGATGATATTGAATTACTAATTGAAAGATGGATGCGTTCGAGCTATTATTATTTTGTTGATCCAAAAAACAAAGAATATTTGTATAAAGATTTATATGAAGATAAAGCTAGAGAACAAGGTATTACTATGAAGCAGGTACTTGCTAATGAGTTTGAAACACAAATCGAAAATTATAAAACATATTCAACAGAAGATGATGTTGTTATTACAGAAATAAATGATATCTTAAAATATGATGTATATGAAGAAGTATGCAATAAATTGCAACTTATAATTAATAAAGAAAACTATGATAAATGTAAAGTACTATTTGAAAACAGATCACATCTTTAGTATTTCAAAATAAAAACGTTTTCTATCTTTTTTGTATTGCTCTAATTTACAGTTATATTCTTTTGCAAGTGCATAAGCAAATTCAAAACTCCACGGAAAAATATCTACGTAAGGTCCTTTAGGCCAAAGTATTCCTGGATTGACTCTAAAATACATTCGTCCACCTACGTCTAATAATGAATGTAACTTTTTAAAACGAGTGCGTATATCAGCTTCATCACCAAAGTTTAAACTGCCAAATACAATCATATGGTCATACTTTTCATCTACATTAAAGTCTAATATGTCTACCATATAATCTGCATTTTCATTGAACGGATCAATACCAGTTAAATTTTTGATTCGTGGTTTGAACTGATTATAACCACACCCAAAGTCAAGAACATTTTTTGGATTGCGTTCATTTATTCTGTCAACTATACTCCAACCACTATAAGTGTGTTCATCTGTATTAGGCTTCCATATTTCTCCAAAGAACCGTTTCATATAAAATGTATCTAATGATTGAACAAATTGTTCTACAGTGCCAGTCAAATCTAAATGTTCAATATCTAGTTCATGCATCAAACTTTGACAGAACTTTTCTTTCCGTGCTGGTGTAAATGGTAAATCGTCAATCACACTGTCTTTAGTTAGATGTAGATCTGCATATTTAGGCAAGCTAAACGTTTGTTCTAAATTTTGCATGACTAACGAAAAAATTCGTGTATTCATAATTTTTTTCACTTTCTTTTAAAAAAATTCCACTTTTCTTCAAAAAAGTATATTCCTTATATAATTAATTATATAGAAGGAAAAAGCATGGCTTCAGTATTGGCATTACTTGCAGGAACAATATACGGATTAATAATTGGCATCCTGCCTGGAGCAGGTGCAACTACAGGTTTAATATTTGTGTTTTCATTTATTACACTGTTTCCAGATCCGTATCTAGCAGTAATATTTGTTATGGCAGTTGTAGCCGCAAGTACAACAGGTGACACTTACACAGGTGTATTGTTAGGTATACCTGGTGCGAACAGTGCCGCGGCAACAATGATAGATGGCTTTCCTTTAGCGTTACAAGGCAAAGCAACTTATGCAATAAGTTCAGCAGTAACAACAAGCACACTTAACGGATTGTTATGGGGATCGTTGACTTTCTTCTTGCTACCATATTACACACAACTAATAATGATTTTTGGTGTGCCTGAACTATGGGCATTTACAATGTTAGCATTAGTTTGTGTTACATTTGTTACAAACAAATTTTGGTTTAGAAGTTTGTTAGCATTATGCATAGGATTGTTTGTAGGATTGATTGGAGTTGATCCTAGCACCAATGCAGATAGATGGACAGGTGGATGGGAGTATCTCGGAGACGGCGTACAACTTATGCCTTTAGTTGCAGGACTATTTGCAATACCAGAACTACTTGATGGTTTGAAGCAAAGGACAAATACAAGTATGGTAGCACTTGCAAATGGCAAACAAACTAAACAAGGAATATTAGCTGTTTGGCATAATAAGTGGGACGCTATGAGAGGCGGCTTCATAGGAGCCTTTATAGGATTACTACCAGGACTAGGAGGTGCAGTTGCAGACTGGATGGCCTATAGTTCTACAGTTGCAAGCCACCCTAAGGACAAATTTGGTAATGGTAATATCAAAGGAGTAATAGGACCTGAAGGAGCCAACAATGCACAAAAAGCAACAAGTATGATTCCTACAGTATTATTTGGAATACCAGGAGCAAGTTTTGCGGCTATTGTAATTGGACTATTTGCATATTTGGACTTTGAATTGGGTACCTTAGAGCTTGCAAATGACGCTAAATTCTTTGATAGTATGTTATACGGGTTTATGCTCGCAACAGTGCTTGTAGGCGCTATATGCTTGTTTACGACACCGATTATAGCACGAATAGCACAAATACCTTACAAATATTACTTCCCATTATTGTTAGGATTTATAGTACTTGCATGTGTTCAATACACTGGAGGTTGGGAAGATTATTTCATGCTTGCGGTATGTAGTATAGTAGGACTACTTGCCAAGCGATACAAATTTAGCAGACCTGCCCTGCTATTTGCATTTATTCTATCTGATAGAATAGAAGCACTAACGGTACAAATGACAGGACTTTATACAGTTGAAAAACTGTTAGACAAACCAATATTCCTCGGTTTGTGTGTTGCAATAGGTGTAACACTAGTATGGGGATTAACATCAAAAAGGAAAATAAACTATGCGTAAATTATTATTAGGACTAGTATTTGCAATGTTTACTACAGTAGCATATGCAGATTATACAATGGTTGTACCTCAAAAGCCAGGCGGTGGTACAAGTGTTTGGGCAGAGATTGTTGCTAAAGAACTTGAAAAGTATCTAGGCGAAAACATCAACATCAAACATATTCCTGGAGCAAGAGATATTCCAGGATTCAATAAATGGCACAACGAAATGCGTGATGACGATAAAGTAATTATGGTATCACATGGTGGTAACGGTGTTGCTTTTTTACAAGAAGAAGTTGACTATGATTATCGTCAGTACGAAAGTATTGGACTAATGAATCTTAACATTATTGCAGGTAAACGTATTGGTGAAGATATGACAACTCCTAGCTTTGCGGCAGGTAGCGGTCAAACACCAGAAGCGTATGCAATGGCAATGTTAATTTGTGGTCCAAGCGATTATGGTGTTGCATATTACGCAACATGTTTTAAGAAAAAAGTAAAATGGATTAAAGGTATGGGCGGAAGTGAAAGACGTCTTGCTTTTAAACGTGGCGAACTAACAGGCACAAGAGAAAATCCAGCGGCATACAAAAAGCATGTTGAGCCAGATGCAAATGCAGAAATTTGGTTCCATCATGGCATCCTACAAGCAGACGGATCACATTCAGACGATCCTAACTATCCAGGCTTTCAGTTTGAAGAACTATACAAACAAAAGTGGGGAGCATATCCTGTAGGTGAAATGTATGATGCTTATAAACTTGTAAAAAGTTTTAGAGACGGAATGCAAAAAGCATTGTGGGTAAACCAAGGCAATCCTAATGCAAAAAAATTACAAGATGCATTAACTGAAATGTCTAATAATGCAGAAAGTCGTGCTATTATTGAAAAGAAAGTCGGAAAGTATGAATGGCTAATTGGCAAAGAAGGCAATGCCCATAGAGATACATTAATGACTTTTGTTACACCGGAAGCGTTAGAAGATTTAGTTTGGTTCAATAAAGAAGCACTTGGACTTAAGAGTGTATTCAAGATTGAGCTTGCATTAAAATGAAAATAGTTATATCACATGGTAGCGGAGGAATTGGCACAGCTGAAACCTTCTCTCGCGAGTTCTTTGAAAGTAAAGGTTACGAAGTTCATCTAATTGATTACTTTACTCCGTATGGCATAAGAAACTTAGCATGGGGTGCTGGCAAATACCAAGACCATCATGATTGCACATTTAGTGAAATGTTCAAGGTAGATTTTCCAGACGGCGATATCATACATATAGGATTTAGTTTAGGTGCATTTTTAGGTATAATAAATCACGAAAGATTTGTACATAATTATCTATTCTATCCTGGCTGTATTGCATTTACACAATCTATGTTAGAAAAAGATTATACAAATGCTTCTGTAATAGTAGGTACTGAAGACACTGGACAGAACAAATATAATGCATTTAAAGAGTTATTAAAACATCCTCCTGCTATGCATTATTATTTGGCAGGAGCTCATCATGCATTTATGATTACAGATATAGATAGGCAATTTGATATGGTTCGTTATGGTATTCCTAAAGGAGTTATGGACCAGCAAGAGTTCGACGAACTTAAACCAAACCATAAATATTTAAGTGAACGTTACGGACATAAAACCTTACGCACGATATTGAAGTCCAATAATGATTATAGAATGCAATATCTAACAATGATTGAAGAGGAAATACGTGAGCATCGTACTAAAGTTTGAAGACGGCAAATCTTATACTAGACAAGAGTTTGACGAAATAGCAAATACCTATGCAGAGAAATTAAAAAACGCAGGATACGACAGAACTTGTCGTATCGGCATATATAGTGATTGGAATAATATATTTAAAATTTTTGGTGCAATGCAAGTATGCAGTCCTGTAATTGTAGATAAAGACTCTAAAACTTTTGAATTACAATCATACGACATTGATATATGGGAAGATGTAATTCCTCAACCAAAGTTTAATCAATGCAAAGAAGATGAAGTAGCAGGTATATGTTCTAGCGGTAGCACAGACAAGCCTAGAATAGTGCCAATTACAAAACAACAATATGATGTTGATGGCTTAGATAATAACATACAGATCCATGCTAAAATTACAGATAAAGATAGCACTGTTAATTTTATTCCATATTGGGTATGTATAGGATTTCAAACATTTTGTGCTTGTTACAAATACGGAGCAACATATCATGTACTAAAAGATCCTTGGAAACATTGGCCTAAAGTGCGTCCTACTTTTGTAATAGGAAGTCCAAATGTATTGAAAGGCATGATGAATCCTAGTGTCCCATATGATAACATGACGCTAAGGCATATAAGAACTGTAGGTGCTCCTATGTACAAAGACCTTAAAATTAAGGCACAACAATTTTTTAATTGTTTAACTACTGATAGTTATGGTGTAAATGAATTAGGCACTATTAGTATAATGCATTATCCGCAGAAATACAATAGTGTAGGTTTTTTGTTAGAAGGCATGAATGTTACATTTACAGATGATAAGGAAATAGTAGTTAATGGATTTGCTACAGGAGATCTAGGTCATATTGATGAAGATGGATTTTTATTCATTACAGGTCGCAAGAAAGAAATTATTATAAAAGGCGGCTGGAAGATTATGCCATACGAAGTTGAAAAAGCATTATTAGAGTGTGGTGCTACAGATGCAGTTGTATTTGGATATGATAATGTGTATGCAGAAGTAGTAGGCGAAGTTAATTTAGAGCTTTTAAATAACAAGTTAGTGAAATACAAGATACCGAAAATATTTACTGTTGATTCTATTAAAAGAAAAGGCCAAGGTAAAATAAACAGAAAAGATTTATATAATGACTATATCAAAAATAGAAAAATCTGATTGGTACGAAGATTATATCGTACATTGGCGACCTACTGACATGTGTAACTATGATTGTAGTTATTGTGAACCTAGTAATCATCTTGCAATCAATAAATCAAAACTACCTAATGTAGATGATTTAATTAAAGCATCAAAAAAAATTAGAGATGCTGTTCCTTCAGATAAATCGGTATTAGTTTATATAACAGGAGGTGAACCGTTTCTCATTAAGGATGTTCATAGATGGTTTAATTATATGGGCGAAAACGGAATGCGGGTTGGAATATTTACAAACGGCAGTTTACCTTTGCGTATATACGATTACAGTAAAGAGTCTTTTCAAAACATTAATATTAAAATTAGTTTTCACCCTGAAAGTGCCGATGTAGATAAAATAGTTGACTTTGTGAACATGATTAAAGAAAACAACGGTAACGTTGAAGTAAGAGCAATGTTGGCACAAGGTTTATTTGATAAGATTTTTGAACTTGAAAAGAAACTAAAAGATACACCTATATACAAAATACCAGTTAATCCTTTGTATAATAAAGTAACAAAAGTAACTAATCAAACATTTGAGTCAAGCAGAGATTTAAAAGGATATCACCAAAAATTAGACAACGGCGATTTAAATTATTATACTAAAGATGAATTAAAGTTTATAGAAACACTTAAACAAGATACACCTACTTACTTAAACTTTACTGTAGACGATACAATAGAAACTAATGCTATTGATTTCCTACAAAAAAGGACTAACAAATTTCTTGGCTGGAAATGTGGAATCACAAATAAGAAAATACTTATACAAGCAAATGGAGATGTTCAATACGGAACATGTGCTAATACAGGTATTGTAGGAAATATATTTGAAAAAGATATAGAACTATTTAATGAAGAATGGACGATCTGCGGCAAAGAAGTTTGCACCACTCTTGATGAAATAATGATTACTAAATTTAGATTAAGTTAACCCAAGCACCGTTTTCATAGCCTTGGAATTTATTATCACTTGAATTGTAGATAACCATACCGTTTGCGGCTGTTAGTGCATTACGTTCTGTTGTTGTGAAACTACCAAATTGTACAAAACCTGATACTTTAGCATTTCCATTTACATGTAATTTTTCATCCGGTCTAGGTAGTCCAATACCCAACTTACCTGCACTGTTAAAAGTTAAAAGATTAACTAGGTTACCTGAACTGTTTGCAGTAATTAAATTAATTCTTCCTGGAACTTGACCTGTTGCTACAGTAGTATCTAAGTCTACGGCAACTCTAACCATTCCTGCTAATACATAATCTGTGCCATCATGTCCAAATCCATGTAAGTCTAAAAGACCACTACCTGTTGTTGAACCAACAACTGCTGTGGGTGCGGCTACAGTACCTGTCGATGTTTTAGTAATAATTTTTGTACCTGTGGAATCACCACCTGCAAGACCAGTGGCTACTAGTCCTTCATTAGATGCGTCACAAGTTACAATTACTTCTTTAGTAGTTGTTATTGATGGAGATTCAATGTTAGCAACAACTTTCTTACCAACAGCATCAACCATTACACTTGAATCATCTGAAAAAACACTTCCTAATGTATCACCAAGTACGTTACCAGTGACATTACCAAAGTGTGTTCCTGTTGTATTTCCAACTACGTTACCTGTTACTGAACCTACAACATCACCTGTTAAGTTACCAACTAGGTTAGTTGCTGTTACTGAGCTTGTTTCTACAGGGCCTACAATTTTACCATTTATAGCATCAACTAGGAGCGTTGAGTCGTCTGCATAAATGTTACCTCTTACGTCTACAGCTGGGTTGTCTGTAGCGGCCCATTGTGATCCGTTGTATACTAGGATCTGATCATTCTGTGCGGCCAATGCCTGCACGTTACCTAAATCTTCTAAATTCTGTGTTGATACAGATACTGGAGTTCCGCCTGTTGTTGCGCCATCTCCTACAAATACTTCTTTTGTGTCTGTGGTATAAACAAGTTCACCTTCGGCTGGAGTATAACCCGGATTGGTTTGTAGTGCCGTTTTGGTGCCTCGTTTGATTCTTAAAGTACCCATGTAATGCTCCTAATTCATTGTTATATATATTTATGCCAAAACAATGATAACTTACTTTTTATTTTTTGTAGGGTTTTTTAGAAAAGCCCTAGTTTTTTTCTGTATATCACGTTTTACCTTTGCAGTATTTAACCTAAAGTCCACATGCTTAATACTCTTGCCATACTCATCAAACAATTCAGCTATTGTATCATCTAAATTAGCGCCAGTACTTCGCTTTGCATTGCAATCTATTTCCCATATCTTGCCTTCTTTAAATTCAACTCTAATTGATTGAAGGTAATTTATGGGAATAGTTTGAATGTCTATGTCTTTAAAAACCTCAGGCCAATGCCTAATTACATCATCAGGCAGTTGCTTTGGCACTTTTACTTTTCCTTGTAGTAGGAACAAGCTCTTCTGCTTGAGCTCTAAGTGCTTTAGCTTCCTTGTACAATCTATCTGCATCACTGCGATATTTTGCGGCTAGTTGTTCATCCGTAATTACACCGTCTACTGGTGCTTCTAGTTTAGCGGCTTTTGCTTCAGCAACTACATCTGGATTTGCAGGCTTTGGCATTTCGCTAACACTACCAGCTTCAGTAATAGTTGTACCTGGTGCAGGTTGATTAGGATCTTTCAATGCTAAATCTGCAATAGTGACACCTTTTTGATCTGCAATGATTTTGTTAAGTTCATCTAAACCAATCTGTGTTGCAGTGTTTGGTGTCATTTCAACATCTGACATTTTTGTCAATTGTAGTTTGCCAGTTGAGTGAAATCTGGCTAACATATTAGCACCATCGCTTAACTGCGTTCTTGCCATTACTTCAGCAAATTCAAATGCTGTCTGTGCTGAATTACTTTCAACTGTTTTGATCAACGTATCATGATCGGCATCACTTAAAGTGGCAGTATCAATTACTAGAGAGTTTACAGGTGGATTTTCTCCTGGAACAACTCTATATGCAACTACAACTTTACGTTGGTTACTTTTTAATCTGCCTACATGTTTTATCTCGGCCATTACTTGTCTCCTTTAGGTGCTTCCGCAGGAGCAGTTCCTTCATTTGCTTTTTTAGCCTCTTCTTCAGCCTTTTGAACTGTCTGTAGGAAAGCATCAAGTTTGTTAAATGTTTTACCAACTGCTTCCATTTCGTTGGCTTTAAACGCACCTCTTTGCGATGCAACATCAATAATTGATCTAATTACACCAAGGTCTTGAACAGTAAGTTCAACGGGTGCAGTAGATACACCGGCTGTCGGTGCTTCACCTGCAGGTGCCGCTGTCGGCGCCGCTTGAGCTTCTGCTGTTTTAGTTTCTTCTGACATATTATTCACTCCTTATGTATTATATATGTACTTTATATTTATTTGTACTTCAAAAGTGGACAGGCAAGAACGAAATATGATAGTTCTTTTGGATCTTCAAAACCTGCTCTTAGAACTGTTTCTATCTTATTTTGCTTAGTAAGCCCTATTACTCTGTTCAAATAATACCTCTTTTTAAGGTTATTATCAATCCATTTAGAAATAGCACTTTCCATATTATAGGTATGTGGTAAATCTATTGTAGCAAGATGAGGAGGTTCGTGACTTAACCTCCTTATATCAAAATAATCTTGAGCTGTAAATCTAGATTTTAGTTTCAAGCCGCCTCCTCGTAATGGGCAGTTACACCAAATGGAGCCTTTGTGTTTTTATCATGATGACCGTGTATAATGAAAACAGTCTCACAATAATCTGCATCACCCCAACTACCAAATGGATATCCATCTGTAAACATAATAAATTTCTTAGGTGTTATGTTGTGTTCTTTCATATATTCCCAACAACATTCAAAGTCAGTACCGCCACCGCCTTGGATATCATAATCAAGTAAATCTTCACCACCATCTGCACTGAAATCAGCTTCATTATATACTGCGGTATCAAATGTCCACAACTTAATATTGTAGTCTTTGTATTCTTCCATTATGCCTTTGATTTCACCTAAAAAGTCTTTTGCCTGATGATCACCAATTGATCCACTCATATCTAAACCAATAGCAACATCAATAGTGTCCATAAAGTTCATACCAGGAAGAACTGCACCTGTGTGCCAACCTTTACGTGAAGGACGGCTAAATGTATAATCGTTTCTAATTGTAGACTGAATCTGCTGACGCAACAATTCACGCCAGTTCATCTTAGGTTCTGTCAGTTCCTTAATAATACGTTGCACTTCTTTAGGTGTGTTGCCAGCACCAGCCGCCTGTGCAGAACTAATCATGTTTTCTTTGATTTCATCTCTAATCTTTTTAAGTTCATCTTTTGTATATGTAGGTCTGCCTTCGCCTTCACCTTTTTTACCTTTAGCACCTTTTGAATCACTGTCTGGAGATTCTTCCCAATCAACATGTTCGTCAAGCAAGTCACCTAATTGCTTTAAATACTCTTGCCCTTTTTCTTCTGCTTTCTGAAACAAGTCATCATATACTGCTTCACTTGTCCAACCCTCATATTTGAAGTCCTGATAGCATTGAACAAGTTTCACCATTTCACCAATACGATCACGTACCAATGTATTATTTACGATGTAATCACACGCGATGTTGTGTAGAATAGGAATACGACCTTCTCGTCTAACGATATGATCAAAGACACAATGCAATATTTCGTGTGCGATTACAAATTCTATTTCTTTGTTAGAAAGTGCATTAAAAAATTGTGTATTGTAATATAAGTGTCTACCATCTGTTGCGGCAGTAGGACACCAATCATCACAATGTTTAACAATAAGCCTTGTAGCCATATTACCAAAGAATGGGTGTCTAAGGAGCAAACCAACTCGTGCTACAATAATTCTATCAGCTACATCAATTCTCATAGCTTCTAGTTCTTCTTTTGTAATGTCTGGATTTGGTTCAAAACCTTTTGTATCTATGCCCATATTGTGTACTCCTTCAGTGCCTTATTGTTCTTACAGTATACTATATTTACTATCATATGTCAACAGTTTTGGTGAAATATTGGGCAAGGACTTAGTATGCCTTGCCCAATACCACTGCGCCTTAGGCGCTCTGTGCGGCTTGGATATACTTACCAAAACGCTCATGGAACTCATCAAAACACTCAACTTCATCTGGATCGATTGGAAGAGAGTATTGTGTAAGAGCAAGTTTGATACCCATGACAACCAATTCAGTATCAAAATTATCCATTGCAAAACGTAGGAAGTTGTTTACTTTGTCGTCAAACTTCTTATCGTTTTTATCGCAGGCGTCTTTAAGTTCATAGCAAAGTGAAACAGTCAAGGAATACATGGCACTGATTTCTCTAGTTTCACAATCCTTAACCTTACCAGCAAGTATGTCAGTAGGGTCAGGAAGTTTCGAAGCAACCTTACGATGCGCCATAAACTTAACGGCAAGTCCTTCACCGACAGAACCACTTACCAAATCGGTAGTGGTATTCTCGTCATCATCATCTTCAATAAGTTCAGATACAAATGACCAAGAACGAGGTGTAGCAAACGAACGACTTGGACTCTTAGGATCAAAGTCATACAAGTCTTTCTTGCTAAAATTCAAGTAACCAACAACATCTGCATGTATGTGGTTTTCTGTAGCCCACTGCATCCAGTCATCAAAATCAACTGCAAGCTCTAAGTGAACAAATCTGTTTGCCAACGGAGCAGGCATTCTATAGGTTACGCCTTTGTCAGCTTCACGGTTACCAGCCGCTACAATAAGAACGTTATCAGGTAATACATATTGTCCAATACGTCTATTAAGAATTAACTGATATGCCGCCGCTTGTACAGCCGGTGCCGCTGAATTCATTTCATCTAAAAACAAAACAATAGTTTTGTACTTCTTTGCCATTTCAGCAGTAGGAAGTTCTTGCGGTGGTGCCCAAGCCATTACATTGTCATTCGCTGAGTAGTATGGGATACCTTTAATATCTGTAGGTTCCCAAAGTGACAAACGAATGTCAATCAAATACGAATTGCTATAGGAATCGGTAATCTGTCTAATAATATCAGACTTACCAATGCCTGGAGGTCCCCACATAAAAATAGGACGTTTTTTCTTAAAAGCTCTTGTAATGCTTTTCTTAGCCTGGTTAGGCGATACTGTACGTAGTGCGGTAGTTTCCATTGTATATTCCTCTTTCATTTTATCAGTGCCATACTTAATTTCTAAGTATGTATATATAATAGCACCATTCTACTCAAAGGTCAACCTATTTTGGACATCTTTTTACAATTATTTGGAAAAGGTAGCAAAAGAAAGAACCTATGCGACAGGCGCCAAAAATGCATGATTTTCGCTCCTAAATGGCTCTTAAATTGCATTTAACGTTTTTCTGGGGTGTTTGTACGTATTAGTCTTACAATGCTATTATATAGGTGTTTAATTGCGTTTATTCGTGCCTTTTCATGGCCTTTGTAAGTCCGTACTTGCGTAGATCTCCGCTAAAAAGATGCAGTTCCATGCTCTTTTTCTCGTCTGTCACCCATATACTGCGATTGGTTAGATAGTATGGGCAAGTAATAAATTGATCTAAAAATATATAGGTTTGTGTTGTAAATTTGAAATCTCTTGGAAATGGTATTTCATACATCTGTATTTCTAAATTATCATGCAAAAAATCAAAGCCATCTTCGGTCAGCCTTAATCCACCATCAGTTTTACCTCTTGTATTTTGCCACCAGTCAGACATGTACTGCTTGATATTAGCATCACTTACGGCTATGTCCGATTGCTTTAAAAAGATCTTAGTGTATGTTTCTTTCCAGTTCATTCATCTGTAACCAGTTCGCCCGATGTTAGTTTATAAACTGCGAAGTCTTCGCTTCTGAAAAGATCATTAAGTTTCTTTGCTAGATTGTGTGCATGTCCTGGGTTAGAGAAAGATACTTTCTTATATTTAGGACCTGGATAATTCGTGATTGCGTTTGATGTTTTTAGATTGAATGGAGCGCCTTTATAGAACACTGCCCATATGGCTTCTGCTTGCAAAACTTGCTCACACTTGTAAGATGCTTTGTCAACATTCTCTAATATAATCGTTGGTTTTGGTCTACTCATTTGCGTAATCCTTTTAATTAACTACGCATATATTTATCTCTTTTTAGTAGAAAACTGCTAGTATTTTACTTGTTCTGCACTTAGTCCTGTTAATATTTCTCTAAGTTGTTTTTCTTCTACGCAGAACACTTTTTCTATTTTCCGTGGGATTGGATACTCATTTATTAGCTTTGCTACAAGGCTAGGATATACCTGCGGATCAGTTACAGTTGCTTCGCATATAGTTTTTGATTCGTAAGTTGGGTCAGTAAAAATATACAAATCTCTATCTGCTGATGCAGGCTCGCTAGGAAGTTGGAAGAATAAGACTACAATAAACCAGTTCATTTCCAATCACTCCCGCCGTCCATAGTCACTGTCACTACTTCGTCGTCGGGAGAAGACTTGTTATCAATAATAAGTTTTTCAAGTCTACCTTGATGATTAGCCATAACTGTACCTAAAGCATAGGCAAGTGCCTTTGCTTGTGTCAAAGGTATTCTAATTTCTTTTTGATTACTAGATTCAGCAGTCTTAACAATTTGTATAAATTGCTGAATTGGTATAGTATTAATTGGCTCGTTTGTTTGCATCAGATAATTCCTGTCTCATAGTAAATTCAGTTTTGAAAGGTCCTTTATATTCATACTTCTCAAGTGTTACTAATTTAGGACAGAAACTTCTAACCCAACCTTTATCAAAATGAATAATGTAATAGCCGGCCGCATACAAGCTCTTAGATTTTTTACTTTTAGTAAAAAGCGGCAATTTCTTTTGTACATTGTACATTACATTATAAGGTGTACTAGATGTTGAAAAGCCATGTATCTCTTTTACAGCCTTACTGCCATCTGAGATTGTTGCTTTATCAAAACTTAGTCCGCCAATGTAATTGTTAAAAGCCTTTATATCTGTAAAATAATCTGTGCCTGTAGAACAACTATACATGTATCTTTTGTCTTCTTGTTTAGATAGTGTACCAATTCTTTCACCATCTTTCTCAACAATCCAAAATTTATTTTTTAGTATTGGTTTTGCCTTTATCGTCATTTTTACCTCCATTATGTGTATCTCGCATTTAGCGGATCAGCATAAAGTTGAATGTTATCTGCAATACGTTGCATATCATGTTTTGCACAAAACTTCATTAGTCGCATACCTACTTGTGTAACTTCTTTAGGCGTCATAGCCTCTTCTACTACATCGTTGATTATACTTCTAATATTACCAGGTTGTGCAGACAAATCGCAAAGTACTACGTTACGTTGATAGTCATCTAACACACGATGCTCTACGCCTTCATGATCAGTCCAACGTTGTAGCATCATGTTGTTCCAATTGAAGCCTTTTGACTCTCTATCTTCAAATGCTTCAATTAGTCCGACTTTGTTCTTAGTGCCTTTTGTTCTTACACCAGGATATGCACTAAACACATTGTCACTTGTGTCACCTCGCATACACTTTTCAAACAACATAAATTGTGGATTCGGTGCAGGCTTAGGCTCTCCTGTCTTTTTATCAAGCACGGGCTTCTTTTTCTTATCGTCAAAGTAACCTTCGTGTGTAATTATTGTATTGCTAACACCGTTGTATTGTTTTACATTAGGTGCAATAAGTTGTGCAAAGTCACCATCTGTACTAATAATAACATGATTATCATTAGGATGTGCTTGTATCCAACCTGCAATAAGATCATCTGCTTCTAGTTCAGGATGTTGTAGAACAGAGCAGTTTGTCTTTGTACTTACAAAGTCTTTCCACTCATCAAACATTTCCCAGAACACTGTATCTTCATCTTGTTGTGCCTGTGTCTGTGCGGCACGAGCTTCACTTCTATTTCTCTTGTAAGGCTCATAAAAGTCTTTACGCCAACTGCGTCCTTCTAAGCAGAACACAACATGACTACCATCAAAGTCTGACCATGCTTTCTTGATACTACTAAGTGTAATATGGAAAGCCATGCCTATCTTTGTATCGAGATCTCCTCTTACAACGTGTCTTGCACGGAAGAATGTATTTGCAGTGTCTACTAGAATATATGTCATTTTACTTCACTTTTGTTTTTGTCAATCTTACTAGTATTAATATAGCCGATATTTCTATCTTTGTCAACCCCTTGTTCGTCCAAAACTTGCATTGCAATAGTTCTGAACCATGCGTCTACAATCTGCTCTGGTTCTTCACCTTGATATCCTGCATCAATCAATTGTTCAATAAATTCATTATTCCAATCAAGTTCAAAGAAACCGTTCTTAATGTTATCTGGATTTACCTGTGTATCTAATACACCTACCCACGGTTCACCTTTTTCTGATGCAAGAGCTTTTTCGTTTGCAAGTGCTTCACGCCTAATTTCTTCTGGAGTCTTATTTACTTGTTCTTCTATAATCTTAGGTTGTATTCCAATGGCTTTTTTAACTTTATTCCAGTCCATTACCATCCTGCCTTTCTGATAGCATCTGAAGGATCAACAGGAGCCTTCATTGCTTTTTCATGTTGTTTGTTTTTGTACTTAACATTCTCATCTCTGTTTACTGCATCATAACTAGGATAGCCTTTTTCATATACAGGAGATTGTTTTGTATCTTTTACCATATCAAGTTCCCCAGGCATTTCCGAATAGGCTGATGTGGAGTCTTGGTGTGAAGCGCCAACCTCGCTCCATACATGCTTCGGCGACATCTTTAACGTTGAGACTATACTCTTCCGAACGTCCGCCAAGCGGCATAAGATATACTGGACACTCAACCCCGGCTTCACGATACTCCTGAACAGCTCTAGTAACTTCATTGAAGTCATCATCAGTAGCGACAACAAACTTGAGATAAATGTCACTACCGTCAACACGGCTATACTCATAAGCGACATCAGGTTTAATAGCAGTGTCCCAAGGTTCTCCTGAAACTGAAAGTTTTGGGGAACATGACCACGTGACTGCAATTCTTTCATGCTTGTTAAGATAGTTGAAGAAATCCTCATGTAATGT